AGACCAATCAATCGATAACTTAAACTGGATAATGACTCATATATACGAAAACCCTGCCATCCATTACTACTTTGGAGATTTGCAAGGTGACAAATGGACAAAGAGTGAGTTTACTCTTAGTAATGGGTGTAGAATGATTGCAAAGGGTACATCTCAAAGATTGCGTGGTAAAAAACAATTATCAACAAGATATACTGGAATGATACTTGATGACTTCGAATCAGAGCTAAATACTAAGACTCCTGAGGGAAGGCAACAAATAAAGAACTGGGTAACGGCTGCTGTGTATCCAGCTATCGATTTTGATAAAAATGGGTTTTTATGGTGTAATGGAACAATTGTTCACTATGATTCATTCTTGAATGGATTGGTTAGAGAACATGATAATGCAAAAAAGAGCGGAGAAGACTTCTCATGGGATGTTGTAACATATAAAGCTATACTAGATGATGGTACTCCACTATGGCCTTCAAGATGGCCACTTACAAAACTAGAACAAAGAAAACAATTTTATATCGATTCAGGCACCCCCGCCAAGTTTTATCAAGAGTATATGAACCAAGCTAAATCTCCTGAAGACCAGATATTTAGTGAGGAGGATATTAATGATGGGTATTATAAAGGCAATGCAAGATTTGATGACCAAAGTGATAGTTGGTATATTCAGATGGACGATGGAACTAAAAAGTACATCAATATCTATATCGGGGTGGACCCTGCTTCGTCAATCAATAATTATAGTGACTTTAGTGTTAT